CGTTCCCACCTGGCACGCAATGCTTCAACCCGCATCAGTTTCCACTCAACCGGGAGCCGCGGTATCTGGTCAGGGGAGGGGACTGGAGGGGCGATCCGAGAGGCGACCCAGTCCGCGAGCATGATCGACCGGAAGACTGGGTAGACGACTTCGCCACCCACCAGCAAAGGATCAAAGATAGGATCGAAAGGGGCTAAGGAATGGCCAAGGAATCAGGGCTCGGCTGGACCACCCTGTCGGTGGATGATTCGGGTGGTACCGCCCGAGACATCCGCAACGACATCACCAACTTCGAGTGGGCAACCCCGCGCGAGGAGCAGGACATCACGGGCATCGACAAGTCGGCCAAGGAACGACTGCTGCTGCTGGCGGACTTCACCATCGAGATGAACGGTGTCTTCAACGACGCCACCAACCTCAGCCACACAGTGTTCCGGACCATCCCGTCGACGTCGGTCGCGCGGACCGTCACCAACGTGATCTCGGGTCAGACGCTGGCCGGTGAGTTGCTTCTGACCGACTACTCGCTGACTCGGGCCGAGGACGGCAAGCTGACCTGGAAGGTGCCAGGCGCGCTCGCCGACGGTACCGTCCCGACCTGGACCTGATCCGTGGGGTTCCAGCCGCCGCAGAAGGTCTACAAGCTGGTCTTTGAAGATCGGGCTTACGAAGGCCTGATCGTCAAGGCCAAGTCGGCACCGATCGGGCAGCTCCTCTCGCTGATGTCATTGGCGAACGTCGATCTCGCCAACATCCAGCCGGAGCAGCTTCAGGAGGTCACCGACCTGTTTGACATGTTCGCCGACAAGCTAGATGAGTGGAACGTGGATTACAATGATGGGCCTCACAAGGGCGAACCTGTCCCTGCAAATCGAGAGGGGGTCAGGAGCCAGGACGGCGACTTCATCGTCATGATCATCCTGGAGTGGATCAACGCCATCATCGGGGTGTCTGGCCCTTTACCGACCGCCTTATCGAATGGCGAGAAGTCCCAGGTGCCGTTGCCTCTGATGGAAGAGCTGTTACCGAGCCAGGGGAGCTGAAGGAGGCGCTGTTCGTCCTGGACAACTGCGAGCGGTTCGGCTGCCTACCGTCGCAGCTCTACCAGGAAGACGCCACCCTCCTCCGTTACCTTGCCATCGAGCGATTCGGCCGTAGGAAGCAGGACGATCAGTGGCCAACGAAGTAGAGATCATCGTCCGCTCTCGGGACGCTTCGGCTCCTGGGTTTAGCGGTGCTGAGCGTCGAGGCGAGGGCTTCAAATCCAAGCTGGGCAGTATCGGCAAGGTGGCCGGTGGTCTGCTGGCGGTGGGGTTCGCGGGAGCTGCCGCCAGTCGCGTATTCGGGTTCTTTAGTGACGCCACCGGAGCAGCGGCCGACCTAGGCGAATCGCTAAGCAAGTCGAACACGATCTTCGGCGACCAGGCCAAGCAGATCGAGCGGTGGGCTGGGGCAGCAGACCGCAACATCGGATTGGCGAAGGGTCAGGCGCTCGACGCAGCGGCCGGGTTTGGAAATCTGTTCACCCAGCTCGGCATCGGCGGCAAGGAAGCAGCCAGCATGTCAACCTCGATGGTCGAGCTGGCTGGGGACTTCGCGAGCTTCCACAACGCCGACATCACTCAGGTCCTTGAAGCGCAATCTGCTGCATTCCGTGGTGAGTATGACGCAGTTCAGCGATTCGTCCCGACGATCAACGCAGCGCGGGTCGAGCAACAAGCGCTGAACATGACGGGCAAGGCTACTAAAGATCAGCTCACCGACCAGGATAAGGCATTGGCCGTCAACGCCCTAATGTTCAAGGGCGCGGGCAAAGCCAAGGGTGACTTCGCTCGGACCTCGGAGAGCGCCGCCAACAAGGAGCGCCAGGCCACCGCTGCGATGGCCAACACCAACGCTATGATCGGTCAGAAGATGCTGCCGGTTAGCATGGCGCTAACCCAGGCCAAGCTCCGCCTGGCACAGGTCCTGGCGGGACAGGTCCTCCCAGCATTCATGGCGCTCGGGAAGTGGATCGGTCAGAACAAGGCTCTCCTGCTTGCAATCGGGATCGGCATTGCAGCAGTGCTGGTTCCAGCATTCATCGCATGGGCGGTGGCGGCCGGAGTGGCGGCGGCAGCAACCATTGCGGCGACCTTCCCATTGATCTTGATTGGCGCGGCGGTAGCGGCAGTCGCGTTTCTGGTTATCAAGAATTGGGGCAAGATCAAGTCGTTCACGGCAGCGGTGTGGCCAGCCATCCAACGGATGGTGGCGGCCGTGTGGAACTGGATCAAGCGCAACTGGCCTTTGCTGTTGAGCATCCTCACCGGGCCTATCGGGGCGGCCGTGATCTTTATCGTCCGGAATTGGGCGAAGGTGAAGGCTGCAGCAGGGGCAACCGTCTCCGGGGTGATCAGCTTCTTCAGCCGACTACCAGGGCGGATCATCTCATTCGTCGCGAGCATCCCTGGGCGTATCCGGTCGATCTTTGCGGCGGCTGGAACGTGGCTGCTTCAGGCTGGTCGTAATATCATCCAGGGGTTGGCCAATGGCATTATGGAGCGGATCAATGCCGTCCGGTCGGCGATCGGTAACGCGGTGTCGAGTATCCGCAACATGCTGCCTTTCAGTCCGGCTAAGGAGGGTCCGCTCTCGGGCAGGGGCGACCCATTCCAGGCAGGGCAGCGGATCAGCGAGCGAATCGGGCGGGGTATCGCCAGTCGCAAGACCGGAATCGGCGACGCCCTGGGCGGTTCAATGCAGGGTGGAGGTCCTGCAGGGGCTTCTGGTGGGGGAGGTGGCGTAGTTGTCCTGCAGATCCAGCCCGGCGGCGGTGAGCTGGATGCTATGTTCATCAAGTGGTTGCACAAATCAATTCGGACCGGGCGGATTGTTCTGCGCTAGAGGAAGGACAGGCTAGTGGCCCACAGATACAAGAGTTGGAATGGTGCTATGCCGACGACCGCCGCTCTGCCAGCGGTCACGACCGGCACCGCTATCAAGACCATGCTGCAGCTCGCGACCCCTTCCACGCGGCAGATCCAGCTTGTCGAATGGGGCTTTACGCTGGACGACCCGCCCGGTGCGGACGCGGTGTTCGAGCTGCTTGAGGTCGATGTGGCGGCGACCGTGACCGCGCACGTGGCGTCCGGCGTCATCAAGACGATCCCTGGTCAGCCTGACTCGCTGCTGACGCTGGGGGCGAGCGCGACCGGGTACTCCGCATCTGCGGAGGGTGTACCGACCGCGAGCCGGCTGTTCGACGCGGTGGGGATGTCGTCGGTGTCGGCTGAGGCCGCGCCGTTCCTTACCTACCGGCACCGGTTCGAGGATGGCGAGGAGTCGCTGGTCGCTGTGTCCAAGTTCCTGCGGATTCGGGCGACCACCCCAACCACGGCTGTCGACATGCGCTGCTGGGTTGCCTGGGACGAGTAGATGCCCGCTGCAGTCCGACCAGTCATCAGCCGAAGGCGCTCGCCGCAGCACGTCCTGAGGGCTCCATTCGCGAGCGGCCCAATCCTGCCGGCGTTCCCGGAGGCGCCGCTCGCCATCAACGTTAAGATCCTCGTTGACGGGTCGTGGCTCGACATCACGTCGTGGGTGTACGGCCAGGACCGTGCACAGATCGAGATCAACCGGGGAAGGTCGGACGAGGCCAAGCTGGTCGAGCCGTCTCGCGCTGGGTTCCAGCTCAACAACCGCGACGGGCAATTCAGTCCGCGCAACCCCACATCGTGGCTGTACGGGAAGATCGGCCGCAATACCCAGATCCGGATCGCCATCGGCGCTGACATCCGGTTCTCCGGGGAGATCAGCGAGTGGCCGCAGCGGTGGGACGAGTCCGGCCGCGACGCGTACGTCCCGATCGAGGCGTCGGGCATCTTGCGCCGCCTCGGCCAAGGTGCCACGCCGCTCAAGTCGACATGCTACCGCGGCTACACGTCGGCGACGTTCACCCCGGTGGCGTACTGGCCGTGCGAAGAGGAAGAAGGTGCCACCGAGATCGCGTCCGCGCTCGGCGGACCGCCGATGTCGCTGACGCAGGCCGGTGGTGCTTTCGGAGCACCAGATTTCGGAGCAAGCTCCGTATTCAAATGTTCCGCGCCGCTACCAAACATCTCGGGTAGTCAGTGGATAGGAGCCATACCTGTCTATCCCGTACCGTCGCCTGCCAGAATCCAGGTGTGGTTCCTGTTGAGCATCCCCGCCGCTGGGACGCTCAACAACCAGGGCGTCTTCCGGCTGCGCACAACGGGCTCGATCGAGCTGGTCGACCTCGTCTACCTCACGACTGGCGACTTCGCGTTCCGCGCCTACGACACTGACGGCACCCAAGTGGCGAACTCGACGATCAATTTCAACCTCGACGGCAAGGTCATGCGGGTCAGCGTGACCCTGAACCAAAACGGCGCTAATGTTGATTGGAGCGTCGACGTGCTGGAGGTCGGGGCGTCCTCAGTGGGTGGTACTGGCGCCACGATTGTCGGACAGACGATCTCGCGTGCAGTGGCCATTACCATGAACCCAGGTGCCGACGCGCTTGATGTCGTTGTCGGCCATATCTCCATCCACGATCAGGACCGGACCCTGTTCGATCTCTCTGCCGAACTGAACGCCTACGTCGGTGAGAAGGCAGGGGAGCGCATCCAGCGGCTTTGCGAGGAAGAAGGCGTGGCCTTCCGATCGGTTGGCGCAGTCACCGCCACCGCGAAGCTGGGCGCGCAGCTCCCCGCCACGCTGCTCGACCTGCTCCGGGAGGCGGCCGACGCTGACGGCGGTATCCTCTACGAACCTCGGGACATGTTCGGGCTGGCGTACCGGATCAGAGTGAGCATGTACAACCAGCTCCCGGCGTTGACGCTGGACTACGCCGCCAACCATCTGTCGGAGATCGAGCCCGTCGACGACGACCAGGCTATTCGCAACGACATCACTGTCAAGCGGGCTGGAGGTTCGTCGTTCAGGGTCATCGAGGAATCAGGGCCGCTGTCGGTGCAGGCACCTCCCAGCGGCGTCGGCAAGTACGACGAGGAGGTCACCCTCAACCTGGAGCTGGACAGACAACTCCCCGACCAGGCGGGCTGGCGGCTCCACCTGGGCACGGTGGACGAGGCCAGGTATCCGGTGCTCGGGGTGAACCTTGCTCGGGCGCCGTTCGGTCCAACCCTCACGCAGTACGTGCGAGCGCTCGACCTCGGCGACCGCCTGGTCGTGGAGAACCCACCGGCGTGGCTGCCACCCGATGACATCACCCAACTCACCCAAGGCTTCACCGAGACGCTGGCGCAGTTCATCCATACTATCGACATCAATTGCTCTCCGGAGACTCCGTGGGGGCAGGTCGCCGTCTATAATGGCACTGAGATTGCCGCAATTAAGGAATCCAGGTATTCCAGCGCAGGAAGTGCGCTGAATGCCGATATCACCTCAGGTGCTACCTCGCTAAGTGTGGCAACGCCTGCTGGCCCACTCTGGACGACTGCTGCGGGAGACATGCCCTTCGATATCCGCATCGGTGGCGAGGTTATGACCGTGACTGCGATATCGGGCGGCTCGTCTCCGCAGACGTTCACGGTAACTCGCTCGGTGAACGGCGTTGTCAAGACGCACAGCAGTGGTGCCGTTGTCGATCTTGATAAGCCGGTCGTCTATGTTATCTAGGGAATAGGAGTTGGGACCCCATGCCATTTGCGGGCAGCAACGTCATCGCTTTTGCCGATGCGGTGCAGGACCATGTTGCCACGGAGGAAACAAGCGCGTCGACCTCCTACACCGACCTTGCCACCAGCGGGCCTGCCGTCACTGTCGCCATTGCAGCAGGCGAGAAATGTCTGATCTATATTGACTGTGGATCGTTCCTTGACACATCACCTGCTGGGGCTCGTGCCCGCATGAGCTTCGCTGTGAGCGGTGCCGAGACCATTGCCGCGTCTGATGTTGATAGCGTCTTCAATAGTATTGCGGCTGATTATGTGATGGGGAGCAGGTTCACCCTGTTTACCGCGACCACGGGCGGCAATTACACGTTTACCGCGAAATACAAGGTCGCTGGTGCCGTTACCGGGACATGGAGTTCTCGTCGCATCCTCGCTATCCCGCTGGCGGCATGACCGGGGGGCGTGTTACTCAGCGCGAATACTTCGAACGCCTATTCACTGAACATGAGAAACATCATCAGCGCGACCATTCGGCCACAATGCGCGCGCTGGATACCAATTCACGAGAGATGGAACGACGACTAGAAGCACTGAACGAATTGCGCGACGAAGTGACGAAGGACCGTGCTCAATTTGTGCGATCGGAGACTTTCGACGCTAGAATGGAAGCAATCACCTTGGAATTCAAGGGTATTCGCTCTGATATCGGCGGCATCCGCGAGGAGCTGTCGAACGCTCGTGGTCGTCAGGCAACCTGGGCAGTCGTGTTGACGGTCGTATTGGTGCTGGTTACCATCGCCTCGCGGTATATAGGGACGGACTCCACGCCACCTCCCCCAGCCGCTCCGAGGCCGGCTGCTGCGGCGCCTGCCTGGCCGCCCACCGGTACGACCCAGCCCGGCCTACGGCGTGGCCCAGGACGGTCCGCTG